AGGTGAGATCCTTAAGGAGTGGATGCATGGGGAAGTCTGTCTTAGAATAGTCCGAAAAAATGGGAAATGTCCGGAGGGTAATTAAATGTCACGTGTAACAGCCGCAGAGGAATGGAATAAAATGATTTCTGGTATTTATAAAATTTCCAATAAAACAACTGGTCGTATGTATATTGGGAGTGCTGTCAATCTGAGTACCAGGTTCCGGGATCATCTAAATTCTTTAAAGGTGAAAAAACATTATAATCAGCATCTTCAAAGAACTTGGAATAAATATGGGGAATCTGATTTCCAATTTATTGTTATGTTGTATTGTGGGTCGGAAGATCTTTTGTTTTATGAGCAGCGGGCGATTGATGTGAATATTGGAAATCTGTTTAATATGTGCATGGTTGCAGGGAGCCCACTTGGGACAAATCATACTTTGGCCGCGAAAAAGAAAATATCAATTAGTAAGACTGGGGTTTCTTTATCTATTCGACATAAAGAAAATATTGCAAAATCCATGATAGGGAAAAACCAGGGACAGAAGCATACAGATGAACAGCGCCGATTAAATTCTGAAGCGCATAAAGGAAGTATTCCCTGGAATAAAGGATTGACCGGGATATATTCACAAGAGACACGGGAGAAAATGGGGGCGGATAAAAAAGGTAAGTCAGCATGGAATAAAGGTAAAACTGGAGTTTACTCTGAGGAGACTCTTGTTAAGATGTCCCAAGCCAATAAGAGACGTGTCGTTTCCGATGAAACAAGAGAAAAATTGAGCCATGCTGCTAAAGCTCAATGGAAAAGGCAAAAAGAGTTATTAAAGGAGGGGTTATGCGCACATCAGCTGCAGAAGTAAAACAAATCATATCCACTGACTTGGCTGATTCTATAATTGAGGCTTTTATCGCAGGCGCAACTGAATTAGTCACAGAAGTCATTGGGACCAGTACTGCTATTACTACTGCCCTGAAGAAAGAAATCGAACGGTGGCTCACCGCCCACATGTTAGCTTCGACCCGTGAGCAGCAATTGGTTTCTGGTGGGGCTGGTGGGGCTACTGCTACATATCAAGGTAAAACAGGAATGCGATTAGAATCCACAATGTATGGACAACAGGTGTTGGTCTTGGACACCACTGGGGGGTTTGCCACTCTTGGTGGAAAAAGTGCAAAGATAACGGCAATTACTTCATTTGATTGAAAGGTAGAAGAAAATGGCGAATCCACTAATAAAATTCATCCAAAGTGTAACGGTACAAACCGCGGTGTATTGGGGAACTCCTACCCCCGACGGGTATGGAGGAAAAACCTTTGCAGATCCCGTGGAAATCAAGTGTCGTTGGGATGGGATTACCCAAATGATAAAAGGGGCAGATGGGCGGGAAATAGTGAGTCGAGCATCAATTCTCTTAATACAGGATGTGGACGAGGGTGGATATATTTTCTTGGGATCTTTGACGGGATTGGATTCTGCAGATGAAGATAATCCGGAACAGGCCGCTGAGGCTTGGGAAATCTTGAAATTGGACAAGACTCCATTATTCCGCAGTACCACGGAATTTGTTAGGGTGTGTTACCTATGAGTGCTTCAATCCAAGGATTAGATGGAGTTCTTAGGAATTTGAATAAAGCTCTTATAAAAGCACATGCTGATTCCATGAAAGGGTTGATCCAGGTCGCAATTAAGATTAGGAGGGGAATGGATACAACAGCTCCGCTTATTCCAATTGATACAGGGAATCTTAGGGCCAGTTGGTTTGTAGATTCTAAATTTACCACTTGGGGACCGTCTGTAACGCTTGGATTTACGGCAAATTATGCTTGGTATGTCCATGAAAATGAAAAAGTAGGAGTTCATTTCCAAAGACCGGGGGCAGGGCCAAAATTCTTTGAGGCCTCAATTAAAAGGGAAGCTCCGGAAGCTTTGGAAACAATTCGAGGGGAGGCATATATTAAGTGAATGCGTCATCGGTGGATATAAAGAATATTTTAGTTGCCAGCAGTTTGGGTTTGGTTTTTCCTACTAATTTGTTTATTGGGAGGGAACCCGAGACCCCAAATAACTGCACGACCATTTTTGACACTCCGGGATATGCCCCAATGAAGACTTTTGACGGTTCCACATATTCCTATCCCTCTGTCCAGATCCGAGTACGCAATACAAGTTATCTGGATGCATGGGATTTGATAAATGACATAAAGTTACTGCTCCATAACAAAGGACAAGAGACTTGGGGTGGTACTTTGTATAGTGCGATCTTCTGTTCGATTGAGCCTGCCCTGCTTGATTTTGATCAGAACAATCGTGCGCGATTCGTGACTACCTTTGACATTCAGCGGCGGTGACGATGGAAACAATTAACAATAAACTGGTTAAAGGAGGTGTGTGGACATGAGTGGAGAGATTAGTGGGGTTGGAACCCAATTCAGGCGATGGAATTCTACGCTTGGTGTATGGGAAGTCATGGCCCAGGTAAAAAGCATCAATGGGCCGGGGATGAGTCGAGGAACATCAGAAACAACGACCTTGGATACTACGGGTGGATATAAAACATTCATCGGAGCTTTTCGTGATCCTGGGACAATCAGTCTGACGATGAATTTTTCTCGAACCACGTATGAGCAGATGAAGGATGATTTTGAAGATGATGCTGTAAAGAATTATGAGATCATTCTGCCGGATGCGGAAAATACAACCCTGGAATTCGAAGGGCTGGTCACTGAACTTCCGTTGTCCGTGCCGACTGATGGAGTCATTACAGCAGATACCACGATTAAGATTAGTGGTCCTGTGACTCTGGAGTCTGGTAGCGGTCCGAGTGCTGGTGCGTAATTAAAATTTAAACTAAGTCCTAATCAAGGATATTTTAAAGGAGCACAATCATGGGAATGTTAGGAAGAGATAAATTGCTGGAAAAAGAAGAATTACAGATTGAAAAAGTGAATCTGGATAAAGGGGATTTCGTATATGTTCGTCAGATGACGGGACGGGAGCGGGATCGGTTTGAGCAGTCATTGATGATTGAGTCCCGGAATAAGGAAGGGCAGTTGGAGTATACCAGGAATCTGTCAGACTTCCGGGCGAAACTCGCGGCAACCACTTTGTGTGATGAGACCGGTGTAAATTTGTTGGAACAGAAGGATATTCCAACTTTAAGTCAGGCAATGAGTGCGGCCAGGTTGGACAAGATAACTACAGAAGCTCAGAAGCTGAACAAGATCACCAATGAGGATCGGGACAATTTGATAAAAAACTCAGAAGGCGGCCAGACCGCCGATTCCGATTCCGACTCTGTTTAGCATTAGGCCATGCCCATCCAGATTATCTGCTTGAGGAATTGACCTCTGAGCAAGTAACTGAGTGGGAGGCCTATAATCAAATTGAACCTATTGGGGAATACCGTAGAGATTATATGATGGCGCAATTGACTTCCATATTTTACAATTTTGCAACATCATTTGGAGCAAAGAACGGGAGACGACAGGTAGGAAAGATTGCTGATTTTATTCCATGGATGGATGAACAGAAACCACAAACAGAAGTGCAATCTGTAGATGAAATGAAAGGGGTGTTGTTTTCTTTTGCAAAAGCTTCCGAGGCAAAGGAAAATAAACAAGTGAAGAAGGAAGTCCCGAAATACCCGAAGCCGCCCAAAAGAGGTAAAAAGTAAACATGGATCTTGGAACATTAACAGCGTCACTGGGAATTGATACTCGTGGGCTGAAATCAGCGGAGTCTGAGTTTTCTTTGTCTGCTGATCGAATGATTGGAATAGCTAAAAAGGTGGGAGTGGCTCTTGCTGCGGCTTTTGCTGTGCATAAGATTCAGCAGCATATTGTGGAGGTGACTCGTCTGGCGGGAAGGTATGATCAATTGGGTATTGTAATGGAAGTTGCCGGAAGCAACGCCGGTTATTCTGCGGTTCAGATGAATGCCTTCGAGTCTGGATTGAAAAAAACCGGCATAGCTGCGTTGGAAGCCCGCCAGACTCTTACCTCATTAGCTACGGCTAACATCGATCTTAATAAAGCTACATTGCTTGGTCGAGCTGCACAGGATCTTGCGGTGGTTGGGGCTACTAACTCCTCAGACGCTTTCGCGCGGTTGACTTATGGTATTAAATCCGCCCAGACTGAAGTCCTGCGGACCTTGGGGTTAAATGTATCCTTTGAGCAGGGCTATAAGGACATGGCCAAAACGTTGGGAAAAAATGTTAATGTACTTACCCAACTTGAAAAAACTCAAGCTCGTACCAATACTGTCCTGAAAGAATCAATCAAATACCAGGGAATTTATGAAGCGTCAATGACTTCCGCTGAAAAGATTATGGGGAGCTTGGCCAGGCATGTTCAGGCCTACCACTTAGCTTCGGGCAAGGCCTTTCAACCTGCGTATTTAGTATTTGCTAATACCCTCACAGAGTTTTATAAGGGGATGGCGGATATTGTTTCAGATCCTGTATTCCAGAAAGCTTTGAAAGATATGTCTGGGTTTATGGCTGATATGTTTAATGCCACGATTGTGAATTTCATAAAACTTGTAAGAGACAACATGAGTGGGTTAATGAAGGTATTTAGCCTGCTCAGGGAAGGGGTTCAAGCTGTATGGGATTTATTCTGGGCCTTGCCGGAAGGAGTGATTGACTATCTTAATGAAACTGCTAAAGCTGCAGCCGATGCCACAAACGAACTGGCACGGTTGCAGAAAGAATTAGAGAAGTTGAATGAAACTGATGTCAGGCTTAATTTTTGGGATCAAGTAGCAGAGGGGATATGGTCTCTGACCAAGAATGTATTTGCCTTTGGTAAATTTCTCTTGAAAATTGTTGGGAATTGGATGCAGTTTATTGCTGAGTCTTTTATTGACCTTTTCCATTTTATAGAGGATGGTCTTTCTAATCTGGCTAAGGCGATGGCTGCCGCTTTGATGGGCAATTTTAAGGAAGCAAAAAGGTATATGACAGAAGTTATTGGGGCTTCTCGTTTGTTTAATCTTCAAATTTATAATGGGGCAGTAGACGCTGGGAAGGCCTCAGAAAAAGCATGGCAAGAGTATGTGGATTATGTAAATGGGATTGTTTATGATCCTGTAGATTATGATCCACTTCCTGATTTAGATAAAGCTGTAAAGAAAGTAGCTGAGGCTGTAGAAGAGTTAGGTGGGAAAGTTGAGACAACTGAGCAGATACTTAAAAAATTAACAGATGGATGGTGGGATTCTCATGATGCTGCAATTGAACTGGATCAGGTATTGCAAGGCTTAGCAGATGATATGGCAGACATCGATTTGGAACTTGCTAAGATAGAGTTTGACAAAGCTGCTTCTGGCATGTGGGATTTTCATGATGCCGCGATAGCGACAGCGTTAGCTTTACAGAATATGGACCTTGAAGATGCCGCCGAGGGTCTTAAGAAGTTTGAAGATCTAATGAAAGATATCAAAGGCTTAAAATCTGATGATTTATTCATTGGTTCCATTTTCGGAGATAGCGCCGACCAGGGCATAAACAACTTCATGGACTCCCTTAAAAAAGTGTTCGATCTGTACGATAAGATCGCCGAAAAAGAAAAAGAAATAGCCGAAGAAAGGAAAAAAGCAAATGTTATAGTTGACATCGAAGATAGGTTTAAGGCGCTTGAAGAATTAAACAAGAAAGAAAAACAGTTGTCTGAAAATTCCATTATTGCCCAAATAGGGGGATATCGGCAACTGTTCGGAACCCTTAAAAGCATGTCTGCTGAAAACTCCAAGCAGCGGGAAATGTTTGAAAAGGCGGAAATTGCCGCCACAATGCTTCAAATTGGTTATCAGGCTGTATCAGCTATAGCTGGTGCGGCTGCTGGGGCAGGTCCGACAGGGTTTATCACTATGGCAGCGATGGTTGCCGCGATGGCCTCGCTGCTGTCTCAGGTGGGTATGTCAGTAGGAGGTGGTGCTTCCGCCCCCACATTGCCCGCAAGCACAGTCCTTGGAGCCGCAGCCGGAACCGGAAGCGAGTCCATATCCAACGCTTACGACATGCTGGAAGAATTTCACGCCGAAGAATACGGGGAATTGCAGAAGATCTTTGCAGAATTGCAAGACTTGAATCAGAACATTACCGGGCTTGTCACGGCTATCGTGCGGGATGTGGGTGGTTTCGGGGCCATCGACACGCAACCATCAGAGTGGCTGGGTGGAGCGGAGCAATTCTGGCAAGATATGACTGATGGACTGACCGACTTTCTGAAACTTGATCCCATTCTGGGATTCATAACTGATTTAGTAGGCGGGCTTTTTGCCAGTATCGCCGGATGGCTATTCGGTGGGGGTGGATATCAGGAAGTTACTTCGGCGGGTATTTCCATCAACCAGCAAACCATGGATGATATTCTGAACGGAGCTGATGTACTGGCCCAAGCTTTCGCAGCGATTCACAAACATACGGAGGGCGGGTTTCTATTCGGGAGTGATTCAGACGATTATTGGAACGAATATAAAGCCTTAGATGACGAAGTAACCAGACTGCTCACACTGGTTTTTAAAAGTATTGGTGATACGTTTGTGTATCTATCTGAAGCACTCGGAACAGATGTCCAGGATGTTTATGATTATATCATACCGTATGCGGAAATAAACCTGAAAGATATGAACGCAGAACAAGCTGCAAAGGCACTCCAAGACTATTTCTCCAATTTGACAGACACAATGGCGAAGGATCTGTTCGGGGAAATTATCAAGCAATACCAGCAGATCGGTGAGGGTTTATACGAAACAGCAGTTAGGGTGGTGGCGCAGAAAGCCATCATCCTTGAAGTTCTTGACATGACGGGGCAGGCATTTGAAGGATATGCAGGTGATTTGCGGTCCTTCGCGGAACAAGCCGTGGAGTTCAGCCAGGCCTTGATAGACATAGCAGGCGGACTTGAAGCCTTAACTGATGCTGCGTCTACTTATTACGATGCTTTTTTCAGTGATGCAGAAAAGCAGGACGATTTAAAAAAGAACCTGCTAAAATCTTTTGAAAATATAACAGATCAATATAATGAATCGTTCAAATCAGCTTTTGAAGATGCCACTAAAATAGCTACTGCGGGTATTGATGGGGTAACATCTACCTATGTGGATGGGAATGGTAATGTAATGCCGGACGCTGGGATAGGCG